AGCGGAAAGGTCCGCGTCAGCCCGGCAGCCGAATCGCCGATGACTGGGCGCCGCCGCCGGTGGACGAGCTGCCGCTCGAATATCAGGCGATGGTTCGGCAATGGCCGGCGGGCGGGTACGAGATCGCCGCCGAGACCTTCCGCAACCACTGGCTGGCCGAAGGGCGGGCGATCGGGGCGAAGCGCAATTGGCCGCGGACCTGGCTGAACTGGGTCTATCGCGAGAACACGACGATGATCCGGGCGAAGAAGGCGGGCGTCGCCTTCACCGTCTCGCGCCCGGCCGGCGGCGGCACCGCGAGGGAGGCCGAGGCGGCGAGGCGGGAGGCGACGGCGACCGAGGCGCTGCAGGCGGCCGAAGCGGCACCGGTGAAGGCGCTCCGCGAGGCGCTGCGGCGCGAATTCGGCGAGCGGACCTATCACGGCTGGCTGCGGCCGACGGTCATCGCTCTGGCCGGGGACGCGGCGAGCGGATGGACGGCGACGGTGCGCTCGACGAGCCAGTTCCTGCTCGACTGGGTGAAGAACAATTTCGAGGACCGCATCGCCGTCGGGCTGCGCGCCGAACTGGGTGGCCGCGTCGACCTGCGCTGGGAGGTGCGGCGGCCGGTGCCGGTGGACACGTCGTAGCCGCGACGGGGATTCAAGTGGCGTTGGAACGATGATAGAACGGGCGCGGGTGGAGTAGAGCGGATGGGCGGGAAGGCGAAGCGGGCGGGACGGCCGGCGAAGGCGGGTAAGAGGACCAGGAGCGGCCGGCTGAGCGCGTCCGGAGTGCCGCGCCGGATCGAGCCCAACGACCGGGTGCTCGGAGTCCGCGCCGCCTTCCGCTGGTTCCAGGACGGCAAGGCCGACCAGCAGGTCTACGACCCGGTGGGACGCGCCTGGGCGGCGGGGCTGCTCGACGGGCTCGGCGCCGACCCGGCGGCGCTGCGCGACGCGGTGCGCGGCTATGGCGAGGGCTATTGGTCTTATTATTCCGGGCTGGGCGTGGCGATGGGCGGCTTCGAGGCCGCGCCGCGCACCAGCGGCGGCGGCATCTGGGCCGATCCGCAGGGGCGGCGGTTCGAGCAACTCGACGCCGCGGTGGACGCTGCCGGCGGGCGGTGGGTGCGCGACGCTCTGCACAACGTCGCGGTCGACCATCACTGGTTTCCCGACGAGAATCCCGCTTGGCTAGACCGGCTGATCACCGAGCGGATGGTGCGGGAGCGGGCGCGCCGGGTGGCGGCGAAGCTACTGCCCGAGACGTGGCCGGGCATCGCCGGGGCGATGCCGGAGGCGGGCGATCAGGTGCGGCTGTCGGCGCTGGCACTGGCCGCGCTGGCGCTGGTGGTGGGGACGCGGCGGGGCGGTCGCGGCGGCCCGTCGCTGGCTGTGCTGACCTGTCCGCCGGACCTCGACCAGCGCCCATTTGGGGGCGAGGACATCGTCGTCATCGGCAAAAGCGGCATTGACCCGGCCTTCATCGACGAGGAGACGGGGCAGATGAAGGAGTTTGGCGAGATCAGGGAGATCCTCCTCAGCCGGCTCGGCGGAGAGGAGGAAGCGGCATGAGGATCGTGGACAGGATTACCTTCCTCGCCATGCCCGCGGGGACGCTGTTCGCGAAGTTTCCGCCCCAACCTGAGGCGCCGGCGGTGATGGCGATCGACTTCGGCGAGCTGCAGATCAAGGATGATACGAGCAGCAACGACTATTGGTATGTCGATACGGTGCCGCCGCCGGAGTTGGCCTACGACAGCGCCGACTATCTCGACGCCGTGGCGGCCGCCGTTCTCAACCTCGGCACGTCCATGGGCGTGCTCGACTTCGAAACGATCCAGCGCGATGGGTTGTTCGACGTGGATCAACTGTTCGCCGTGTTCGAGCGCGAGGACGTGGTGCGGCTGGTGCGGCGGCTCCAGCAGGCGCTGGCGAATGCGTACGGAGAGGAGGAAGCGGCGTGACTTGGCAGCACATCGAAAGGGCGGCGGTAATAGTGCCGATCCTTGACCCAATAGGCCACGCAATAGGCGGTTGGCTCAAAGTCCATGTGCCGCCGGTGGCCGCCGGTTGGACGTTTGCCTTCATCTTGGTGCTGGCGATCTATGGGCTCTTACTCAGGAAAGTCTGGTGACCTCAGGCAGAGATGACAACCTTGAATGGAGCGCCTGAGGAACTTTCCCACTTCACCGCTCGTTTCCGCGAGTGACGCAAGGCGTTGACGCGGGGCGCTATCGCATGATAGACCCGACGCATTAATTCATTGGTAGGTGTTGCGCCTGCCGTCATCGAGCCCGCCACCCGGCGGGCTTTGTCGTTTTCAGAGATCATCGGTTCCGCGGCTGGCGGGCTTCCTCTCCGCCCTGCCGGCAGAGACGTGGAGGCGGGCCATGGCGCACGGCTGCTCGCTCGGCGCGACAAGCGGTCCGCCTCCGCGCCGCTTCGCCGTTCGGCCGCTCGACGAGACAGACGCGCCGCTACTCAGGCCGGACTTGTGCGGGTTGATCGAGGTGCTGCTGGACGGCGCGATCGTGCCGCGCTGCATCGCCGCCGATACCGACGCCGGGTTCGCCCTCGCCTACCAACCGGACTCGGCGGGCGGCATGCGCCTGGTGCTTGGCGAGCCGGTCCTCGCCAAGACGCACGGGCGCGTCGAGATACGGTGGAAGCCGTGAGCGCGGCAACCGACAACGCGCTAGCCGACCGGCTCGATGCGCTGGCCGGGGCGGTGGCGCGGCTGTCGCCCACGCGCGGGGCACCGGAGAGGTTCTTCGAGGACCGGGACGAGATACGCTGCGAGCTGCGCCAGCTGGCGAGTGAGCGGCGGTCCTTCCCGATCGCCTGATGCCGAAGCGGGCACCGACGTTCAGCTTCCGCCCGCCCGTCCGAGGCGCGTGGCGACGGCCGGGCAAGAACGCCCATCGCAGGGTGCGCGGGCGCAAGGGTGTCGAGGAGCGTCGCCGGATCCTGCGCGAGGAGCCGCTGTGCCGGACCTGCCTCGCCGAGGGTCGGACGACGGCGAGCCAAGAGGTCGACCACATCCGCGACGACTTGCCTGACGATCTCTGGGACGCGCGGGAGAACAAGCAAGGCCTCTGCAAGCCGCACCACCGCGCCAAGACGGCGCTGGAGGCCGCGGCCGGCCAGCGTCGCCCGTGACACCCCCCGGGGGTGTCTCAAATCTTCGGAGCGGTGTCTTCGGACACCGCCGCCGAGGTCAAATTTTTACGTCGTCAAAACTCAGGGTAAAAAGTTCCGGGGCTTTGGAACTCGGCAGGAGGGGCTCCAGCTACCGCCCGGCCGGAGAGGCGCTGGCCGATTCGGAGGGCGTGCGATGGCCGGAGGCAAGGGGGGGCGGCCTCGTAAGGCGCCGCAGCTGAAGCTGATCCAGGGCACCGCGCGGCCGGACCGCGAGCCGCTCGTTCCGGACCATGTCCCGCTCGGCCAGGTCATCGCGCCGGCCGACCTCACTTCGGACGAGCTGCGCTACTTCGGCCAGATCGCCGCCATGCTCTCGGAGCAGAAGCGCTCGAGCCCGCATTACGAGCCGACCGTCACCCTCCTCGCCCGCCGCCTGGCGGAGATCGAGATGCTCGCGGCCGTCCTCCTCATGGAGGGCGTTACCGTCCAGTCGACCAGCGCCAAGGGCGTCGGCAAGAACCGCGTCGTCACGGTGATGATCCGCGCCCGGCCGGAGGTCGCGATGAAGTCGGAAGCGATGCGCCACGCCCAGTCGCTGCTCAACGACCTGATGCTGAGCCCGTCCTCCGCGCTCAAGATCGCCGAGGGCAAGAAGCCCGACGACAACCCGTTCGACGAGTTCTGAAGGAGGCGGCGATGGCCAATGAACTGCCCGGCGGGACATCAGTCTCTGCGGTCTGTCGCCTGCGCGAGCTGGACATCATCTCGCACCGCGAGGCGCGTGTGCTGCTCGGGATTGACCGCGCCGCCAGTCCGGACGCGCCGGCGGCGGGGAAGGCCAGCGACGAGCAGGTGGCACACATGGTTGCCCGCTTCCTCACCTGGAAGCTCCCGCAGGACTTCAATCCTGACGGCGGCATCAGCTTCGAGCGTGTCGCCAACGCAGGAACGATCCACGAGTATCTCCGCGAGCCGGTCGGCACCAACCTTCTGGACGCGGCGCAGGCGGAAGCGATGGTTCGCCACATCATCGAAGGCGTGCCGCCCTCCTACGTTGCGGCGTCGGCCGCCTAGCCCGATGTGCCCGAGCCCCGCGACTATGCCGCGATCGCCGAAGGCTATGCCCGCGACGTAACGACCAAGCGCATCCCCGCCTGCAAGTGGGTGCGGCTCGCCTGTAAGCGCCACCTCAAGGATCTCGGGCGGCAGCGGCGCAAGGCCTATCCGTTTCGCTTCGATCCGGAAAAGGCCGCGCGCCCGTGCCGCTTCATCGAAAAGCTGCCCCACACCAAGGGCCGCTGGGCGCGATCGAAGGAGATGATCCGGCTCGAGCCGTGGCAGGTCTTCATCATTGTTTGCACGTTCGGCTGGCTGAGGAAGGCCGACGGGTTCCGCCGCTTCCGCAAGCTGTTTCTCGTCGTGCCCCGCAAGAACGGCAAGTCGATCCTAGCCGCCGGCATCGGCCTGTTCATGCTGCTCGCCGACGGCGAGTTCGGCGCCGAAGTCTATTCGGGCGCCACCAACGAGAAGCAGGCCTGGGAGGTCTTCCGCCCAGCCCGGCTGATGGTCGAGCGCACGCCCGCCCTCAAGGCCCGATTCGGAGTCGAGGTCAACGCCAAGACCATCTCGGTGCTCGGCGACGAGAGCCGCTTTGAGACGCTGATCGGCAACCCCGGCGACGGCCAGTCGCCGAGCTGCTCGATCCACGACGAATATCACGAGCATGTCGACGACGGTCAGGTCGACACGATGGAAACGGGCATGGGCGCCCGCGACCAGCCGCTCCAGGTCATCATCACCACGGCCGGCGACCGGCTCGACGGCCCCTGCTACGCCGACATTCAGGACGCCCGGCAAGTCCTCGAAGGTGTTCTTGAGAAGGACGATCTGTTCTTCATCGAATACACCATCGATGCCAATGACGACTGGAAGTCGGACGCCTCGCTCCGCAAGGCCAACCCGAATTACGACGTCTCGGTCTCCGGCGACTGGCTGCGCGCCCGCCAGCGCGACGCCATCGCCACCCCGCGCAAGGCGGGCATCTTCAAGACCAAGCATCTCGACCAGTGGGTCTCCGCCCGCGCCGCTTACTTCGACGTCGAGGCTTGGCGCCGCTGCCACGATCCGGCGATCCCCGCCAACCCGAAGCTCGCCCTGCAGCTCGACTGGCTGAAGGGACGGCGCTGCAAGCTCGGCCTCGACCTCGCCTCCAAGATCGACATCGCCGCGCTCGAATATCTGTTCGAGCCGCTCGGCCCGCGGGCGACGAAGGACGATCCCTACATCCGCATCGGCCGCTATTTCGTCCCCGGCGACCGGGTGGCGGAGGTCCCGGCCTATGCCGGCTGGGACGCGCTCGGGCTGCTCGACGTCACCGACGGCGAGATCATCGACTATGACGAGATCGAGGCGGCGATCCTCGAGGCGGTGTCGACCTTCCAGGTCGAGCAGGTCGCCTACGATCCGCACCAGGCGACGCAACTCTCGACCCGCCTCGCCAAGGAAGGCGTGCCGGTCATCGAATATCGGCCGCTGGTCCTCAACTTCTCGGAACCGATGAAGGAGCTGGACGCGCTGATGAAGAGCGTCCGGATCCGGCACGGCGGCGATCCGGTGATGGAGTGGGAAATCTCCAACGTCGTCGCCCAGCCCGACAAGAAGGACAACGTCTACCCGACCAAGCCCCGCGAGGAGGCGAAGATCGACAACCCGGTGGCGCTGATCAGCGCGCTCGGCGTGTCGATGGCGGAGACGTTCGAGGTCTCGGCCCTCGAAAAGCACGGCGTCCGCGTCCTTTAGGAGGAGACAGGGATGCGGCTGCCCACCTTCCTCGGCGGCCGCACGGCACCCGCTCCCCGCGCCTCGTTCCAGCCGGCCGGCGGCGGCACGCTCATCGTCTCGCCGCAGCAGCTCGAGGAAGCGCTGCGCACCGGCAACCTCTCCGCCGCCGGCGAGGCGGTCACGGCCGAGACGGCGATGCGCGTCGCCACCGTCTACGCCTGCGTCCGAATCATCGCCGGCGTGCTCGGCACCCTGCCGATCGACATCAAGCGCCGCATCGACGACCGCACCCGGGCCGACGCCTCCGACCACCCGGTCTGGCAGCTCATCCGCCGCCGGCCCAACCAGTGGCAGAAGCCCAATCAGTTCAAGGCGATGCTCCAGGCGCACGTCTGCCTTCGCGGCAACGCCTATGCGCTTATCGTTCCTGGCGTCCGCGGGCCGCAGGCTCTGATCCCGCTCCACCCTGGCCGGGTGCGGACCCAGCAACTCGACGACATGTCGATCGTGCACGACTGGACGCGCAAGAACGGCTCGACCATCCGCCTCCGCCAGGAGGAGGTGTTCCACCTCTTCGGCCTCAGCTTCGACGGCATCACCGGCGTCACCCCGCTCACCTATGCCCGCGAGACGATCGGCACCTCGCTCGCCATGTCGAAATATGCCGGCCAGGTGCTCGGCAAGGGCGCCCGGGTCAGCGGCGCGCTGCAGAGCAAGAACAGCCTGACCGACAAGGCCTTCAGCCGGCTCAAGGAGTCGATGGAAGACTTCCGCGCCGGCGGCGACCGCGAGGGCGACTACCTCATCCTCGAGGAAGGGCTCGAATGGAAGGCGATGGCGCTCAGCCTCGTCGACCTCCAGTGGATCGAGGCGCAGAAGCTCTCCCGCTCCGAAATCTGCATGTATTACGGGGTGCCGCCGTCGATGATCGGCGACAATAGCGGCTCCGATTCGAATTGGGGCACCGGCCTCGAGCAGAAGTCGATCGGCCTCGTCACCTACGGCTTCGACCCGCATTTCGTGATGTGGGAAGAAGGGATCACCGCCGACCTCATCGCCGAGCCCGACGTCTACGCCAGGATCAATCGAGGCGCGCTGATCCGCGGCGACATGAAGACGCGCTACGCCGCCTACGCCAGCGCCCTCCAATGGGGGCATCTCAACCCGGACGAGGTCCGCGAGCTCGAGGACCGCAACCCGCGCGCCGACGGCCGCGGCGGCGACTTCTACGACCCGCCCAACACCGCCGGCGGCGATACCACGTCGAAAGGACTGCAGGATGATCCTCAGCAGCCGCCCGCCAAATAGCGCGCCTCGCATCTTCGCGAAGACGCGGCCCGGCGCCCTGCCCGTCCCCGCCGACCGCACCGTCTCGGCCTTCACCCGGCCGAACGTGCTGGAGCGGTGGAGCGAGGACGCCGCCGGCATCCGCGCCGTCGCGACCGGCGACAACGTCATCACGATGTTCGACACGATCGGCGAGGATTTCTGGACGGGCGGCGGGGTCACCGCGAAGAAGGTGGCGGCGCAGCTGCGCGCGATCGGGGACCGGCCGGTCGAGGTTCAGATCAATTCCTTCGGCGGCGACATGTTCGAAGGCATCGCCATCTACAACGTGCTGCGCGAGCACCCGCAGGATATCACCATCAAGGTGATGGGCATGGCGGCCTCCGCCGCCTCGATCATCGTCATGGCCGGCAACACGGTCGAGATCGGCGCCGCCTCCTTTCTGATGATTCACAATTGCTGGATCGTCGCGATGGGTAACCGCCACGATCTGGTGGCGGCCGCCGAGTGGCTGGAGCCGTTCGATGCGGCAATGCGCGACGTCTACGCCGCGCGGACCGAGCAGAAGCCGGACGTCGTGGCCGGCTGGCTCGACGCCGAGACCTTCATGTCCGGCAGCCAGGCGATCGACCGCGGCTTCGCCGACGCCCTGCTCCCGGCCGACCAGATGACGGTCGATGAAGGCACCAAGGCCGCCGACCGCAAGGTCAACGACCTGCGCGCAATGGAGCTGACCCTCCTCGCCACCGGACACACCCGCACCGAGGCGCGGGCGCGCATCAACAAGATCAAGGGAGCCGTCACGCCAGGCGCTGGCGGCGACCTCGACCACCCCACGCCGGACGCTGGGGCCCGTGAACTGGCCGGTTCCCTCGCCGGCCTTCTCGCCACCATCCGCTCCTAAGGAGACAGACCATGAAGAACCTCGCCCGGGCCGCCCTGCTGGCGGCCGGCTCCACCATTGCGTCCACCCCC